TCAAATAAAATTAAATCACTTGTAGAATAATCCCATCTTGCATTAGAAGTTGCACCTGTAAAAACTACATCATCACCAAAGGTAGAAATACCACTTACAGATAAACGTCCTGTAAGGTTGATCTGACCTCCATTAAAAGTTAAATTAGAATTGTCTTGAAGTTCTCCAGTAGAACCGACATAAACAATACGTCCAGCAGTTAAGTCAGAAATTTTTGCAGTGTTGGCAACTAAACCACCAGCAATGTCTACCCCACCATTTGCATCAATTAGACTATCAAAAGTCGATATACCTGCAAGAGATAAAGTACTGTTAGCATCTATGTGACCTGCAAATGTTGAAACTCCAGTAACATTTAGATCTACAAAGGTATTAGGACCATTTGCAATCGCTGCTTCAATTGTTGATGTGGTTGTGGCATCTAAAGAAGCAATATTTTTTAATTGTCTTCCTGAACTTATAACTTCATTTGTCCCTATAAAAATAGAACCAAAAGTACCAACACCTGATATATTAATTTGCCTTCCATTTACTTCATCATATACAATATCATCACTTACATATAAGTCACCACCAACATACAAATCACCAGTTGTGGTGACTAATCCTACAAAATTTGATTGTCCAGTAAATGTAGATATACCCGTAACTTGCAGATTTGCTGCTACATTTAAATTCTTTTCTATTCCAACACCACCAGCGACTGTCAATGCACCTGTTGTTGAACTTGTAGAGTTTGTTGCATTAGTAAGTGATGCAATACCAGTTTGAATAAGTGTAGAAGCTTCAATCTTATCAGTTAAAACAAATTTTTCAGTTGTAGTATCCCATACTAATATTAAACCATCTTCAGTTTTTCTTGTCGAATTGACATCACTTAAGTTCGCTAATCTAGTAGGAGGTGCTGAAGCATTAGATAATACCCTAATTACATTTTGCGATCCGATTCGATCATTTATAGTTGACATTACCTTGTTACTCCAGATCTGACGAGTGCTGTTCCTTCTATGGCTTTATATTCTTGACCACCAGAAGTTATTATTTTTACATCATATACGTATCTTCCAGGTTTTAATAACACTGTGTTGGCAGCAGTCAGGGATATGGAAATTATACCAGTTTCAGCATCAGCAACAGTAGTGGCAAAAGACACCTTATTTTTAGCTGCCGAATGTTTTCTAAGCATTGCTGTTGTCGCTGCTCCAACTAAATTCAAAAATTCGTTTGAACGAGTATCCTCTAATTGAAAGGAAGTATCAAAGTCAAACCCTTGTTCAATCGTTATGTTGGATACATAT